TCTTTAAACCTCATGACTATTGAGTGGGCAAACAAAGGCTTAAACATGTGGACTATTGAGACTGGCACTATTAACTTAGTGCAAGGTCTTAATACATATGCGTTACCAAACGATACGATTGACTTGCTTGACCATGTAATTCGCACGCAACCAAATGTTGCATCAACACAGTCAGATTTAAGCATCACACGTATTAGTGTTTCTACATACGCAACGATTCCAAACAAGTTAACCCAGGCTCGTCCAATCCAAGTATGGATTCAACGCTTGTCTGGCGAAACAAACCCAACAACAGCCACACTATCTACTAGCATCAACTCAACAGACACATCGATTGTGTTGAGTTCTGTAACAGATTTGGCGGGCTCTGGATTTATTAAATTAGATAGCGAAATCATCTATTACACGTACATAGATGGCACCACACTGGGTGGAGTGTTTCGTGGTCAAAATGGCACTACAGCAGCCTCGCATACGCCTACTACAGTCGTTTACGTGCCCCAGCTGCCGGCCATTACTGTGTGGCCAACACCAGATGGATCACAGCCTTATCAGTTTGTTTACTACCGTATGCGCCGCATCCAAGATGCAGGAGCTGGTATCCAAACTGAAGACATGAATTTTCGATTCTTGCCAGCTGTAGCGGCGGGATTGGCTTACTACATTGCGATGAAAGTTCCAGAATTGGCTGGTCGTATTGACATGCTCAAGCGCGTGTATGACGAGCAATACCAATTAGCTGCCGCAGAAGATCATGAGAAAGCCACATTGCGTTTGGTGCCTCGCGTTGCCTTTATAGGTGGAGGCGGTGTCTAATGGCAACGCCGTACGCATCAGGTAAATACTCGATTGCCGAGTGTGATAGGTGCGGCCAGCAATATAAGTTAAAGCAGCTGAAGACGGAGGTTATCAAGACTAAGACGTATCAGCTCAAAGTTTGTCATGTATGTTGGGACCCTGACCAACCGCAGCTCCAATTGGGTATGTATCCAGTTGTTGATCCGCAAGCGGTGTATCAGCCCCGTCCAGACACTACATATGTGAGCGCGGGATTGAATGGTTTGCAACTAACAAATGGAACAAATGGCGGCACCCCAACTGGTGGTTCACGCGACATTCAATGGGGCTGGTATCCGGTTGGCGGATCTAGTAGTTTTGATGCCGTTCTAACGCCAAACTACTTGGTGGCAACGACATTTGTTGGTACAGTAACGATTAGTTAAAAGGAGCTTAATATGGCTAAAAGTGATTCTAAAGAAGACATGAAAATGGATAAGAAGCAAGACGTTGCTCTTATTAAAAAAGCTTTCAAACAGCATGACACTCAAGAGCATAAAGGCGGTAAAGGTACAACTTTAAAGCTGGCTAAGGGTGGCAAAACTAATGAAGGCATGAAACAATACGGACGTAATATTTCCAAGATGATGGCTAATGGCGTTGGTCGCCCACGCGGAGGTTAATATGGCTACATTTAGCAAAAAAGTAATGGGCAAAGAAGTTGGCGATGCTAGCGTCTATGCTCAACCACACACTATGTCGGGTAAAAAAATGACCAAAGCTCCACAGGAATTTGGCACAAACCCTGGTTTTCCACCAAACCGCAGTAGATTAGATACGGCTGACCTTAGCGTTGGTGCATTTAGCAAGTCTGCTGGCGATGAGCCAATAAAGACTGATGGCATCAAAATTCGCGGTACTGGCGCAGCTACCAAAGGCGTAATGTCCCGCGGCCCAATGGCTTAAAACATGACGATTACTTATACCCAGCTTGTGGCTGCTGTAACAGATTACACGCAGAACACATTTGACACCACCACGATCAATACGTTGATCCAGCAGGCGGAACAGCGTATCTATAACACTGTTCAGATTGCTAATTTACGTAAGAACGTGACTGGCGTGTTGTCGTCTGGGAATAAGTATTTGGCCACTCCTGCGGATTTCTTGTCTACATATAGTATTGCTATATACCCGGCGTCGGGGACGGGCGACTATTTGTACCTGCTGAACAAAGACGTCAATTTCATTCGTGAAGCGTATCCTGACTCCGCAGGTACAGGCAAGCCTAAGCACTATGCCATCTTCGGCCCGCAATCTACTAACGTCAATGAGTTGTCTTTCATTCTTGGCCCAACGCCAGATGCAAACTACAACGCCGAATTGCATTACTACTATTACCCAGAATCAATTGTTACAGCCAGCACAACCTGGTTAGGCGATAACTTTGATTCTGCATTGTTGTACGGCACTCTGTGCGAAGCGGGCGTTTACATGAAGAGTGATCCAACTGACGGCATGTATACCTTGTACCAAGATCGGTACGTACAGGCTATTGCTCTTCTCAAGAACTTGGGTGATGGTAAACAGCGTATGGATGCGTATCGGGACGGACAGGTTAGGGTCCAAGTGTCATGAGCATCGTACAAACACAAACCACCAGCTTCAAAAAAGAGCTGTACCAGGCTGTTCACAACCTATCCACAGACACGTTAAAGATTGCTTTGTATACAGGTAATGCAAATTTAAACGCAGACACAACCGTATATAGCGCAACAAATGAAGTAACTGGAACTGGCTACACAGCTGGCGGTGCAACTCTTACTGGCGTTACGATTAATTCTTCTGGCTATACAGCTTACGTAGACTTTGCAAATGTTGTCTTTGGAGCTTCTGTAACTGCTAGATGCGCGCTAATCTATAACGCCTCTCAAGGTAACAAATCTATTGCCGTGTTGGACTTTGGTTCTGACAAGACTTCAACTAATTTCACTATCACGATGCCAGCTAATACAGCCACGGCAGCTTTAATCCGTTCGTCCAATTAAGGAGCCTTTATGACTATCGAAAAAATCACCGCAAACGACTTGTGCGAAGCGGCCACCAAATACAACGTAATGCCAGAAGACCAAATGTCTATTCATGGCTATTACACAGCAGTTTGCTATGACTCAGAAGGCAACGTCAAGTGGACAGAGCCAATCATTAACTTAGTCACTACCGTTGGTAAGAACTTCACGCTAGACACCACGCTGGGCAATACCGCTGGTGGAGCGGTTGTAATGGGTCTTAAAGGCACCGGAACAGCAGTTGTGGCAGACACCCAAGCATCACACGCAAGCTGGCTGGAAGTTGGTTTGGCTAATGCCCCTACATATTCTGGCAACCGTCCTACACCATCGTTTAGTTCGGCTTCATCAGGCAGCAAGGCTACATCATCAGCCGTGTCGTTCTCGATGACCAGCACTGGAACTGTGGCTGGATGCTTTATCAACATCGGCGGAAGCTCTACAAAAGACAATACAACTGGAACATTGTTCTCTGCTGGTGACTTTTCTAGTTCTAAGTCTGTTGTTAATGGCGACACAATTGCGGTTACTTACACGGCTACATTGACCTAATATGGCATACGGCTGGGGTGACAATACTTGGGGAGAATTTGGCTGGGGTGGTGTTACCACCTATGCTGATTCTGTCACTGAGACTGCCGCCCTAACCGATGCACAAACAGCACAAACGGCTTTTACAGCCGCAGTAACTGAGACTTCAGCATTAACTGACTCACAAGTTGGTGGACTATTTATAGCTGCATCTGTTACTGAAACAGCGGCAACGGCCACAACAGAATCCGCAGTAGCAACATTTGCAGGAAGCGTTACAGAGACGGCGGCAACAAGTACTACGGAATCAGCCACTGCCAACTTCCCAGTATCCCTGACGGAAACAGCGGCCACATCCACGACTGAGAGCGTGGCAGCCACCTTTGCTAAGTCAATTACAGAGACGGCAGCAACTAGCACAAGCGAGAGCGTAGCAGCTACTTTTGCTCAATCCATAACAGAGACTGCCGCGATTGCGGAAACTAATGCGGCTGCAACAGCGTATACAACCACCGTATCGGATAGCGTAGCCACCAGCACAACAGAGTCTGCGACGGCTAACTTCCCTGTTTCTGTGACTGAGACGGCTGCAACATCAACAACGGAATCGGCGGCTGCTACGTTTGTTAAGAGCATTACCGAAACGATGGCGGCTACGGATTCCATCTTCTTTAGTTGGTTAGCTTCTATAACCGAGTCGGCAGCGATTACGGACATAGATACAGTCGGTACGTATTACACTGTAGATGCAGATGAATCTGTGGGTATTACGGATAGTTTGGCAGCAATAACTGGGTATAACGTAAGCCGCACTGAAACGGCAGCCATTACATCTACTGAAACAGGTAGAAATTTATGGGAGGTTATTGATGACACAGAGACTGCAAACTGGCAAAATATCAGTAATCCACAAACACCGGGCTGGTCTGCTATAAGTAATACAGAAACACCCAATTGGACAACAATTTCTACAGTGTAGGAGCTTAAATGGCAAACACATCCCTTATTGGTTTAACGCTACCCACGCAAGGCACTTTGTCTGGTACGTGGGGCGATACCGTCAACAATGCCATTTCACAGATCGTGGACGTTGCTGTAGCCGGAACACAGACTATTTCCGCTGACGCAGACATTACGCTGGCTCTTACGACTGGTAGCGCATCAAGCACAGGCCTGACGGCAAACAGCTCCCAATACGCAGTTCTACTGTGGACAGCAGGCGGTACAGCAACTCGCACGATTACAGTCCCTGCACAGTCTAAGACTTACGTGGTTATTAACAACACCAGTAGCACCCAGTCAATTATCGTCAAGGCG